TTTATCTTCATACGCTGATTGATATTGTACTTCTACTGTCGCCGGCATATATAATGCAATAAGTTGATTTGTTTCTACTGTTGGTGCTCTTTTAAATGTTAATTGTTCACCTTGATTTTGTGTAGAAGGTTTCATTTTACTTCTACCATCATTGGCATTTAAATTGAATGAAGAAGTTGCACCACCTCCACCTTGAGATGAAACTGTTTCACCTGTAACGCCATTAACAGCATTTTCAGATGCACTTGTTTTAACACCACCTTGTCCATTCTTTTTCAATTCACCTGGTTGTTGTTTTTTTATCTTAAATAATACAAAATGTCCTTGATTAGGTGTACCACCAATGTCTAAAGGATATTGTAATACTGTTTTTTGTGGGTGATTGCCTGCAACTGAATCGTTAGGTGAAAATGGGTTTGATAGATTATTTGTAGGTAAAGCCTGTCTACCTTGAAACATTGAACCAAATTTACTACTCAATACGCTTGAGAAAAAGTTGTTTGAAAAGTTCATATAAATATTCCTATGAGTTATACTGGTAGATTTGTTCCTACAAACCCTAAAAAATACAAGGGCAATTATACTACTATTTATTATAGAAGTTTATGGGAACGAAAATTTATGGTCTATTGTGATAAAAATCCAAATATATTACAATGGGGTTCTGAAGAGATTTATATTCCTTATTTTTTACCTACTGATGGTAAGATACATAGATATTTTCCAGATTTTTATATAAAAGTCAAAAGAAAAGATGGTAATATAAAAAAAATGATTGTTGAAATAAAACCAGAAAAGTATACTAAACCACCGGTTATGCCCAAGAAAAAAACAAAATCTTATGTAAAAGATGTATATGAATGGGGTAGAAATGAAGCAAAGTGGAAATCAGCGTTAGAGTATTGTAAAGACCGTGGTATGGACTTTTTAATTCTTACAGAACAACATTTGATGCCCAAGTATAAATAATAGTAATGAGTATTTTTAACGATATACGAGCCAGAAAGTCTGGTGAAGAACCTTTTCAATGGTACAGAAATCGTATCAGAGAACTAGGCACACCATCACAGAGTGAATTGTTAAGAGATGGTAAACTAACTGGTAGAGTAAACTTTGGTAGATTAAATATGTATGTTTATGACCCAAAGTATAAAGATAAATTACCTTATTATGATGTGTTTCCACTAGTGTTACCTATAGGAGGTATACCTGGTGGGTTTTTAGGTATCAACTTTCATTATTTACCTTATGCATTAAGAGCAAGATTATTAGATAGATTAGAAAGAGATGCAAAAGGTCCTGATGATAATATGAGAATTATAACAAGTTATAATAAATTAAAAAATGTAAATATTGTAAAGCCTACTTTAAAAAAATACTTAAATAGTAAAGTAAGAAGTAGATTTAGAAGAATAGATAGTGAAGATTTTTTGACTGCATTGATGTTACCTGTTCAACGATTTAAAAAATCGTCTGCAAGTAGAGTGTGGTCTGACAGTAGGAAAATAATTTAATGGTATTTTCAATTAATCAATTTAAGAGTTCATTGTATGGTCAAGAACCAGCAATGACTAATCGTTTTGAAATTGCAATCGCATGTCCAAAAATATTCAACAATGAAAATGCTAGATATGTATCATTAAGATGTGAAACTTTTCAATTTCCAGGTAGAACTATTTTGTCTGCACCTGATGATAACATATATGGTCCGGCAAGAGAGATACCACAAAATCTAGTACAATTTGAAACAGTTACAGGAACTTTCTTTTGTAATGTTGATATGTCAGAAAAGATATTCTTTGAAGAATGGCAAAAAAGAATTTATGATGCAGGTACTTACAATATGGAATACTATAATGATTTTGTTGGTACAATAGAAGTATTTCAATTATCAAAAGGTAGAAGTGCATCTATACCTGGTAACTTTGTAACATTTAGTGGTGCACAAGAAAAGAAATCAAGTTATGGTTGTAAACTTTTTGAAGTTTACCCAAAAGCAATTAATTCACAAGATTTAAATGTTGGAAATAGTAATGAGATGCAAAAACTTACTGTTTCATTCGCATACAGATATTGGGAAAGAATAGGTGCTGAACCTTCAGGTAATATTGAAGATTATTTAAAAAGCACACCGAGAGGTAAATATAATTTAGTAAGTCCAAAAGGTATTCTTACGGACATACTAGGAAAGGCAGGGGCGAAACCTTCTGTGATTGCTGGTTCAAGAGCAGCTGCAGATTTAATATTAGATGAATAGGAGAAATTATGGCTTTACCTAAAATTAATACACCAACTTATGAATTGAAGTTGAGAACTATTGAAGAACCTGTTAAATACAGACCCTTTCTTGTTAAAGAAGAAAAGATACTAATGGTTGCAGCTGAAACTGGTAATGACACAAATGTAATAAATGCTGTTATTAACATTGTAAAAGATTGTACATTTAATAAAATTGATGTAACTAAATTACCAATTTTTGATGTAGAATATTTGTTTTTAAATATTCGTTCAAAATCAGTAGGTGAATCAGTAAAAATAAATGTTAAATGTCCAGATGATATGAAAACAGAAGTTAGTAAAGAAATAAATTTAAATGATGTAAAAGTACATACTAATGAAGACCATAAAAATGTAGTAGATGTAAATGAAAATATAAAAGTTGTTATGAAATATCCTACACTAAAAGATGTTACAACTATTGATACAAAAAATTTAAATGAACTTTTTAAAGTTATACCAAATTGTATTCAAAGTGTATATGAAGGTGAAAATATAATTGAAGATTTTACTAAAGATGAAGCAGAAGAGTTTATTAATAGTTTAAACTCACAGCAGTTTGGTAATATACAAAAGTTTTTTGTTACGATGCCTAAACTAAAACATGATGTAAAAGTTAAAAATCCTCATACTCAAGTTGAGTCTGATGTTACATTGGAGGGTTTGCAAAGTTTTTTTTAATTTCTCTTTCCCATAACAGTTTAGAGAATTATTTTAAAACAACTTTTGCAATGATGCAACATCATAAGTATAGTTTAACTGATATTGAAAATATGATGCCATGGGAAAGAGATATTTATGTGAATTTACTACAACAACACATAAAGGAAGAAAATGACCGACTTAAAGAACAACAACGGAAACAAAAGTAAAAAGTTTCAACAAGGAACAAAATATAGCCAATATGATATTGACGGAGATGGTGTTATTACTGATAAGGAGCTCGAAATGGATGAAAGAATGATGAGGCTTGAAAATGAAGATAAAAAAGAAGATGCACAACGAAAGATGGCATGGTTTGCACTTGCTGGCATGTTGTTATATCCGTTTGCAGTAGTGTTTTCTCACTGGATTGGATTAGAAACAGCAGGAAAAATTCTTGGTGATATGGCAGCAACATATTTTGTATCAGTTGCAGCTATCGTTGCAGCTTTCTTTGGTAAAGAAGCTTATGTAAAAAGTAAACAAAGTAGTATGCAGGTTAAAAAATAAATGTCTGACTTAACACAATTAAATTTAAATTTAAATGCTCTTAACGAAAAACAAGAAGAAGCTAATAGAATAGCAAAAGATAATACTGCATCTAATAATGAAGGTAATACTGTTCTTCAAAGTTTAGGTGAAACTATTACAAGAGGTGAAGAGAAGGCAAGTTCTTTTATTGGTGAAAAATTTAAAGGATTAAAAGAAGGCATAAAAGGTCTTATGCCAAGTCAAGAAGAAAAAGGTGAACAAAGAAGAGGTTTTGCTGATTTTCTAAAAGGTCTGGGTGATAAATTTAAAGGACTAGCTGGTATTATTGGAAAAGGGTTTTCAAAAGGTAAAGATGCTGTAGGTGGTTTCTTTGCACCTTTAGTTACGGCTCTTAAAGGTATTGTTATTGGTGGTTTTTTATTTTTATTTTTAAAAAAACTACCAGAATTATTAAATAGTCCACTATTTCTAGAAATTACAAAAACAGTAAAAGATGTCATTATACCAGCTGCAATCAGATTGTATGAGGACTTTATAAAACCATTTGCAGCATTCATTGGTGAAAAACTGATGGCATTGTTTCAAGACATTAATGATGAATCAAAAAGTGGTGCAGATATATTAAAAGAAAATGCTGGTATATTGTCAGCTGCGATTGGGTTATTAGCATTAAATATGTTTGGTGTAAGTGGTATTATAACTGGTGCAAGTTTTATTATGAAAGGTATGATGATTTCAGCAGGTTTACTCAAAACTGCGTTTATTTTTATAGGTGGTAAATTGATGTTAATTGGTAGTTCGTTGATGGCATCTATTGTACCCATGGCTGTTGCAGCTTTACCATTTATTGCTATAGGTGCTGCTGTCGTTGGTGCGATTGCACTTGTTATTACTGCAATTCAAAA